AAAACTTACAATGCGGCCGCTAAAATGGAGGAATAATGGCAAAAAAAATGAAAAAAGGAAAAGGTCCTTGTTGGGAAGGTTATGAAATGGTTGGAACTAAGATGAAGAATGGTAAAAAAGTACCTAACTGTGTTCCAATGAAAAAAAGAAGTTCAGGATCTCCTAAAATGGGTGAATACATTGGTTCTCATATTAAATCAGAAGTTGGAGAACAAATGGTTTCTAATAAATCTTACGAGAATTATTATAAAGATATTTTATAATGGATTACGCATCTAAATATTATAAGAACGCAAGTTCTGAAAACAAAAAGAAATTTAATAAGATAGTAAATGATTTAAGAACAGACATGTCTTTAGATTCTGCTGTTAGTGAAGGTTTAAGAAAAATAAGAGAAGAAATTAGAAATACATCTGGAGGAAAAAAATATAATACAGGTGGGGGTGTTCATTTAGACGATGATAGTACAGTACCATATAAACCAAAAACAAAAACAGGTCCAATTAAAGGTGGTAAAACTCCTGCAATACCTATTGATGATTTTATGAAATTTAAAAAATATGAAAAAAAAATAATAAAAAGTGCTTCTAAGGGAGGTATAATATTAACCAAGGATAATTACTATAAGGATATATTATAATGGCAAGTTCTGGGACTACAGCGTTTGATTTAAATATAGATGAAATTATAGATGAAGCTTATGAAAGATGTGGTTTATCTACAGATTCAGGGTATGATTTAAAAAGAGCTAGAAGAAATTTAAATATATTATTTTCTGAGTGGGGTAATCGTGGATTACATCTTTGGAAAGTAAAAAATAAATCACAAGAATTAACTGCAGGAACTTTTGAATATACTACACCGAGCGATTGTAGTGATGTGTTAGAAGCTTATATATCTACAACATCGGGAACTACTGCTGATACTCAAGACGTTTCTATAACTAAAATTGACAGATCTACTTACGCTGCATTACCTAATAAAGGTAATGTAGGTCAGCCCTCTCAATACTATGTGGAAAGACATATCACTCCTAAAATTTATTTATATCAAGCACCTAACAAAACAACATATACACATTTAAAATATTATTATATTGGAAGAATAGAAGATGCAGGAGGATATACAAATACTCCAGATGCTCCTTATAGATTTTTACCTTGTATGGTTGCAGGTCTTGCATATTATATTTCTTTTTTAAAAGCTGCAGATAGAACTCAAATGTTAAAAATGGCTTACGAAGATGAAATGAAAAGAGCATTAGATGAAGATGGTTCTAGAACTTCTTTATATATTTCGCCACAAACTTATTTTGGAGATGGAGTATAATGGGTAATTACGCATCAGGAAAAAATTCAAAAGCAATTTCTGATAGATCAGGTATGGCTTTTCCTTATCAAGAAATGGTAAGAGAATGGACTGGAGCGTTAGTTCACATATCAGAATTTGAATCTAAACAACCTCAAATAAGAAGAAAAACTATAAAATCAGATGCGATAGCACTACAAAATACTAGAAGTCAAGATTTTACATTACAATCAGGAGGTGCTAGATTTACAACAATAGACTTATCTTTACCAGGTGTTTTTAGTTTTGAATCTTCTGGAATGCAACCAGATAATTCTGCAGAACAAAACAGACAAAGACAATTAATAAGTACTACAGGTACTATAACAGTGAGTATTACATAATGGCTATAACACATTCAGATTTTTTAACACAAGTAAGAAACTATACTGAAGTAGATAGTAATGTTTTAACTGATTCTATTATTGATGGTTTTATTAGATCAACAGAGTTGAATGTTGCAGGCCAAGTAGATTATGATGATTTAAGAAAATACTCGACTTCTACATTTACATCAGGAAACAGATACGTTTCATTACCTGCAGATTGTATGATTATCAGATCAATACAAGTGATAAATGGTTCTGATAGAACTTTTTTAGAACGTAGAGACACTAGTTTTATATCTGAATACAACAGCGGTGGTACTACAGGGGAGCCTAAATTTTGGGCAAATTGGGATGATTTTAATGTACTAGTAGCACCAACTCCGAATTCAGCTTACACAATTCAAATTAATTTTATTAAAGATCCTCCACATTTTAATAGTTCAACAAACACTTTTTTGTCTACTTATCAAGAACCTATGTTATTACATGGTGTCTTAACAGAAGCTTTTTCTTATCTTAAAGGACCTCAGGATCTTTACACGTTGTATAAAAGCAAGTATGATGAAGAAATAAAGAATTTTGCCCTTCAACAAATGGGTAGAAGAAGACGAGGAGAATACGATAGTGGGGTACCTAGAGTTCAGATACCTTCACCATCACCATAAAATTATTAAGGAGAATAAACTATGGCAATAACAACAAACGCAATTTGTAATTCGTTTAAAAAACAATTACTTGGTGGCGAACATGATTTCGACACATCATCAGATACGTATAATTTAGCAATGTATACTTCAGTTGCAACATTAGGTGCGTCAACAACTAACTACGCAACAACAAACGAAGTTTCATCACCATCAGGATATTCTGCTGGTGGAAAAGCTTTAGTAAACCAAGGTGTAAAAGTATCTTCAGGTGTAGCTATCACTAACTTCGCTGATTTATCTTTCACAGGGGTTACTTTAACTGCAAGAGGAGCTTTAATTTATAACACAACTACTGACGGTGGTACAAATACTACTGATGCAGTTGCTGTATTAGATTTTGGTGGAGACAAGACTGCAACATCTGGAACATTTACGATCCAGTTCCCTGCATTCACAACATCTGCTGCAATTTTAAGAATTGCATAATAAATAGGAGTTAAAATGGCTTTGGTAGTAAACGATAGAGTAAAAGAAACCTCTACCACAACAGGTACAGGTACATTTGATTTAGCAGGAGCGGTATCCGGTTTTGAATCGTTCGTTACAGGTATTGGTAATTCTAATACCACTTATTACGCTATCGTTAACGAAAACGGTGAGTTCGAAGTTGGTCTTGGAACTGTAACCGATGCAGCTACAGACACTTTATCAAGAGATACAATTATCTCTTCATCTAACAGTGACTCTGCAGTAAACTTTGGTGAAGGAACAAAAAATGTTTTCTGTACTTTACCTGCTTCCAAAGCCGTTATCTTAGATTCAAGTGGAAACATTGTTGCAAACAATGGATCTAACTTAACAAATTTAAACGCAGATAATTTATCTTCAGGTACAGTACCTGACGCAAGGTTTCCTGCAACATTACCAGCAGCTGATGGTTCAGCTTTAACAGCTTTAAACGCAACACAATTAACTTCTGGGACTGTTCCAGATGCAAGGTTTCCAGCAACACTTCCTGCACTTAACGGAAGTGCATTAACAGATTTAGAAGCAACAAACATAGCAACAGGTTTAGTTCCAACTGCAAGACTTGGAACAGGAACAGCTTCCTCAACAACTTTTTTAGCGGGAGACCAAACTTACAAAACTATTACTGCAGATATTACAGGTGTCACAGCAGGGGACGGTTTAACTGGAGGTGGAACTACAGGTGACGTTACATTAAACGTTGGAGCCGGAAACTTAATAGATGTCCAAGCAGATCAAATAGATGTTGATCTTTCAGAATTAACTACATCTACATCAGACGCTGATGGAGATTTTTTTGCAGTAGTAGATGCTGCTAACGCACAGAAAAAACTTACAAAAGGAAATATTAATATTTCTGGTTTTAATAATGATAGTGGATTCATTGATGGATCTTCTTTGAATGCTTCAAATTTAGATTCTGGCACTGTACCTGACGCAAGATTCCCAGCTACTTTGCCAGCACTTAATGGAAGTGCATTAACAGATTTAAACGCATCAAACTTAGCAAGCGGAACTGTTCCTAATGCGAGATTAGACCAACAACTTCAAGACGTTGCAGGTTTAGCTGTAACAGATGGAAACTTCATTGTTGGTAATGGATCAAATTTTGTAGCTGAATCTGGAGCAACTGCTAGAACTTCTTTAGGGTTAGGATCGATTGCAACTTTAAACACAGTTACCTTAACTACAAATACAACTGGAAACTATGTAGCTTCACTAACAGCGGGAGCATTAATTGATGTAGGTGCAGCAGGAGAAGGAGCAACTCCGTCTATTGCTGTGGATTTATCAGAAGCAACTGACATGACTGAAGCTATGGTTGGTACAGATGAATTTATAGTCCTAGATGCAGGTTCTCAAAAAAGAAAAGCAGCACAAGAAATTAATTTAAGTATATTTAATAATGATTTACCTGGAGATATTTCAGGTGTTACGGCAGGAAACGGTTTAACAGGTGGTGGAACTTCAGGGACTGTGACTCTAAATGTTGGTGCAGGAACTGCGATTGATGTTGCTGCAGATACTGTTTCGGTGGATTTATCAGAATTATCTACTTCAACTACAAACGGAGATGGAGATTATTTTGTAGTTGTTGATACAGCAAATGCTCAAAGAAAATTAACAAAAGCAAATATTGCAATCTCAGGATTTAATAATGACTCTGGATTTACAACAAACACCGGAACTGTAACTTCTGTTTCTGGTGGAAACGGATTAACAGGAACAGTTACAACATCTGGATCATTAGCCGTAGGTGCTGGCACAGGTATTGACGTAGCTGCAGATTCTATTTCTGTTGATGTATCAGACTTCATGTCAAATGGTTCTAATAATAGAATTATAACTGCAACTGGTACAGATGCCATGAATGCAGAAGCAAATTTAACATTTGATGGCTCAACATTAGCTGTTACAGGGGCCTTAACTACTACAGGAAACACTACAACAGATCACGTTTTACCTAATGCTTCTGATACTTATGATTTAGGTGCATCAGGAAATGTTTGGAGAAACGTATACACTGGTGACTTACATTTATCTAATGAAGGAAAAGAAGAAGGTAATTCTATAGATGGCACAAAAGGTAATTGGACAATTCAAGAGGGCGCTGAACATTTATATATTTTAAATAATAAGTCTGGTAAAAAATACAGATTTAAATTAGAAGAGATGTAATGATATTTAATTTTGACAAAAAACATTATGATAGTGAAAAGTTATCTGATCAAGGTAAAGTGTATCTACAAAAATTACAAAACATTGTTGTAAAGAAAAATCAATTAAGTTTAGAATTCACTGATTGTGAAGTTTTACAAAAACACTACTCTGATCTACTTAGCAAAGAACTTCCAGAGGAAGAAAAAACTACCTCTGAAATGTTAAAAGAAGGATTCGATCAAGAACAAAAAGGAGCCTAGTCTATGGCTTTTGGTAATACCGCATATTCTGAGGCGGCCTTTTCAGCAGAAGATAATAACGCCATTGCTTATCCTCAAGGAAGTGTCCTTACAGGATCAATGGGTGAAGAGTCTAATACAGGTACTGCTAATGTAGATGTTACAGGTATTCAAGCAACTTTAAGCAATGGAGGATCTGTTGCAGGTTCTTCTGTATTATTCAGTGTAACAGGATCTGAATTAACAACTTCTATTGGCGAAGAAGGAATTAATATTGGAGTTCCTGTAACCGGTCAACAATTATCTATATCTAATAAAGAAACTACGCAAGATACCTTGACTGCTTTTGGAGAAGCTCCTTTTGCTTCTCAAAGTCCTGCTACTTTCTTCATACCTTCTGTTGAAGTATTTACGACAACAGGTGCTGGAACTCTTCCAAGTTTCTTATTACAAACATCTGTTGGAGAGGAAATTGTTACAGCAGATGCTAATGTTTCAGTAACAGGATCTGAGCTAACACTATCAACTAATGATGTAACATTTGAAATAACTGCTGATATAAATGTAACAGGATCTCAAGCAAACATTTCACTTGGAACTTATTCTGTTTCTGCTGATGGTAATGTAAGCGTTATAGTTACAGAGCACGATATAGTTACATCGATTGGTTCGGTAACTACAACTGCAAATGCTGATGTTTCTGTATCAGGATCACAATTAACAGGTTCTGTTGGAGATGTGTCTTTCACAATTAATGGTAATGTATCTGTTACAGGACAGCAATTAACTTTAACATTAGGGGATGAGTCTGCATTTACAGATGTGAGTGTTGAAGTTACTGGTCAAGAGTTAACAATGTCTATGGGAGAAGAAACTCCTACAGCAGACGCTAACGTTGAATTAACAGGTATTCAACTAACTAGTTCAACTGGAACAGTAGATGCTGTAGCTGTAGCTGAGGTCACGGGTGTTCAAATGTCCACTTCTATAGGATCTGTTACAATAACAGCCAACGCTGATATAGATGTTACTGGAATTGAGTTACAATCTAGTGCTGGAAATGCAGATGTTACAGCATGGGCTGAAATTGATCCAGGTGTGTCTAATGTTTGGACTGAGGTTGATAAAGCAGCATAGAGAGGATATAATAAAGTATGGCATCAAGTTACACAGATTTAGGAGTAGAATTAATCACTACTGGTGAAAAAGCTGGTTTGTGGGGACAAATTACAAATACAAATCTTCAGATTATGGAACAAGAGTCTGGAGGATTTTTAGCTAAGTCAATTGCCGGTGGTGCACAAACAACTCCTTTAGGTATTACTGATGGAGCAACAACAGGCTCTGATGCTAGAAATGCAATCATAGAACTTACAGGAACTATAACAGGAAATCAGATAGTTACTGTTCCAGATTCAATTCAAAAAAATTATGTTGTATTTAATAACACTTCAGGAGCCTTTACAGTTCAGTTTAAAACGGTTTCAGGAACTGGTCCAACATTTTCAACTACAAACAAATCAACAAAAATACTTTATTCAAATGGAACTAATATTATTGATGTTACTGCAAATTTAGGAGATTTAGCAGTAGGTGCCGTTACTGCTACAGGGCATGTTTTACCTGGAGCCAATGATACTTACGATTTAGGCGCTGTAGGAAATGTATGGAGAAACGTATATACAGGGGATTTACACCTAAATAACGAGCATAAAACAGAAGGTAATATAATAGACGGATCTAAAGGTAGTTGGACTTTACAGGAAGGTGCTAAAGATATATACTTAATTAATAATAAATCTAATGAAAAATTTAGATTGAAATTAGAAAAAATTTAAGGAGATACTAATGGGTATTATTTCAAATGGAAATACAGTAATCGATAATGGCGCAATTGATGCAAACGAAGTAGACACTACTCAAATTGCTAATGATGCGGTAACTGCTGACAAGTTAGCAAATACTGCAGTTACTGCGGGATCTTACACAACAGCTGACATTACGGTTGATGCTCAAGGTAGAGTTACTGCTGCTTCATCTGGACAAGCTGGTGGTGGAAATATGCTTTTTAATTTTTATGCTACTAGCAGTGGTACTTATACTGCGCCTGCTAATACAAACAAAGCACATGTATACATACAAGGGGGAGGCGGAGGTGGTGCCGGTGCAAACCAACAACGTTCTGCTGGACCGGGAGGAGCCGGAGGCTACGGAGTGTTTCCATTAGATGTAACACCAAATACAGCTTACCCTTACTCGATTGGAAATGGTGGAAGCGGTGGAAACGGATCAACTAACTCATCTAATCCAGGTAACCCAGGCAATGCATCTAATTTTTCTAACTTAGCAACTTCAAACGGAGGTGGCGGAAGAGCTGCTGTGCCTTACAACAATAATGCAGGACCAGGTACTGATGGTACTGTTCCAGGAGGTATTCCTTTTGCACCTATTGGATACGCACCGTATCCACCAGGATCAAGGAATTTTTATGGTATGCTAGGAAGAGGCCATGGAGGAGCCGCAGGGAATACACCAGGTGGAAGCGGTGGAAGCGGTGAAGGTGGTGGTATATTTATTTTTGACAACAGTGACGTATAGGAAAAATTATGGCATATATTATAACTTCAGATGACATAAAAACAAATGTATCAGGAATAGCAGCAACTGAATCTGCTAGAGATAACATGGATATGGCACTACAATGTGTTGCTCACGAGATAGGTGAGGCTGAGTTTAATAATTTAAAAAATAACACTAAAAGAGTAAGTGATCATGATGGCACTAATTTTGTTTATGTAGATATGATAACAGAATTTACAGAAGAGAATAATTTAAAAACGTATCTAGATATAAAAAGTAAAGCTATATCTCAAATTATAAAAAAATATCCAGATCATCCAGATATGACTATTTGGACAACGTACAAAAATTTAGTAGACAATTACGATACGTCAACAGTAACTTTTCCTTTAACCACAAGTTGGGAAAAATATTGTGAAGATAATTCAATAGATTATTTTAATTTATTAGAACTACCTTAAAACTTTCTTGCTTGTTAATATAATATAGTATATATATTTTTAATGCATGAGAAAATAATTAAGTTTAGTGCGCATAAAGGTTATCTTAAATTTAACGAAGAATTACCAAAGTTAATTAAATTAAATATACCTGATTGGTTTAAAAAACTAGAGCATAATATAGAGAAAAAAACTGTTAAAGGTTGTATTCCTTTTTTACAAACTTTAACTTATGGTTATGTTCTTACCCTACCTCAAGATTTTTATCTAAAACATAATAGTTTTAATAAAGATGAGATAAAAACTACGTTAACAGCTTCTTTTGAAAGTGATTTTGGTTACAATTTAAATGTAAAAGATAGACAGGAACAGCATACCACAATACAAACAGAAGGGTCTTCTTATAATAAAAAGAATAGCAATTTGCCTATTAATAAATTTTTAAATCCTTGGTTGATTAAAACACCTCCAGGATATTCTTGTCTTTTTGTTCCTCCGTTAAATAACACAGATGACAGGTTTTCAATAATACCTGGTATTGTAGATACAGACACTTTTCCACTATACATTAATTTTCCATTTATTGTAAACGGAGATAAGCATCCTGTTTTAGATACTCAATTAAAAAAAGGAACTCCTTATGTTCAAATAATTCCTTTTAAAAGAGATTCATGGAAAATGGATATAGGTGAAATAAAAGAAAATGATGAAAGTAATCTTTGGTGGAAAAAAGGTAAATATTTTTTAAATATGTTACATAATTACAAAAATTTATTTTGGAATAAAAAAACAACTTGGAAATAAAATGCAAACAGATTTACTACCAGAAAATATTGAAAGCATTAAAAATAACAAAGTAACTTTTGTTAAAAATTTTGCTACTATAGAAAATACATATGACCTTAATTTATTGTTTTCTTTTTTAGAAAAATTAGACATACCCGTTCATTATAAAAAAAATAATTTTGAACCAGAAAAAGAAAAAGAAAAAGAATTTAATTTTTTAGAAAAAGTTTTTCAAATATCTAATGTAAGTCATTTTTTTCCAGACTTTCAGTTTTTAAAAAGTTTTTTAGAACAAGTCTTTAAATACCCTGCTCATCCTAGAGATGGAACTGACATTTTTTTTAGTTTAAAAAGTATTGCTGGAATAAGTCATGAAGATATAGAGGATGTTTTTATAATTGGTCTAAGTGGTACTGTGGTATATAACGTATTTCAAGAAGAAACAAATCACTATGAAATTAATAAGGGAGACTTGATATATATACCAAAAGGTATTAGACATAAAGTAATTGGGTTGTCACCAAGAATAACTCTTTCAATAGGTTTTTACAATGAAAAATAAACTTTCTGATTATATTTGTATATATGATAATGTTCTTGGTAATAAAAAAAATAATGTTTTAAGTAGATTGTTGACACAAAATATTTTCCCATTTAAACCAGCTGGAGTTTTTTCAGAGGGTGGTGGCCAACTAGTAGATAAAACAATTAGAAACACAGAAAAATTTTCTTTAGATAATATTACTGAAAAAAGTAATACTATAATTCATTACAC